TTGACGATGCGCGTAATTTTGTTATATAGCTTTCACTAAGCCAAATGACAAAATTACGCGCATCGTCAATGCCTGTTTGATAAGTTGTATTATAAATTAACATATCTATAGTCTTTAAATTAAAAAAGGCCTGCTTCGCAGACCTTCATTTTATCATTAAAAAAGTGGAGCATGCGAGACTCGAACTCGCCACCTTTAGACTGCCAGTATGAATTCTGATCTGCATTTACCATACTGACAAACAAAAGGTTATCTACCCATTCAAAATCCTCCAAGATTCGTTTTAGTAAAAAACATCTTGATTTTCTATTTTATTTTATTCATTATTTTCCCTGTTCTAACGTCCAAATACTAAAAAGCCGTCCAACTCACTACTATAATTGAACGACCATAAACATTCAAGGGATTTCCTTTTCATACATTAATCAAAATTGTAAGGCATCAGAGAGCACAGACCAGCCAACTACTTTTTGCAGCCAGACTAAAACCTAATGCGTCCATAATACCCTCAATTTTCAATGAAAAGTACACTATAGATTTGCGAGCCATTTCTTGCCAGACTTAGTATTAAGCCAAACAGCTATAATAGAACCTATCACAGCCATTACCGCAAATAAAGATATTAATGCTTCCATATAATTACTGTTTTATTATTTTATAACCTATGTATGAAAATATATAGGTAACAAAAATACCTATAAGTATAAGTATCCAATATTCTACTTTTTCTTGTTGTGTCGCAACAGAAACAACACTTCCTACCACTAATGCAGTAAAAGATATTTTTGCTAAATCATAAAAGAACTTACCAAGCGTTTCCCGACTTGTTTTCTCTTTTTCTTTAACTTCCTTCTTTACTTCCTGTTGTTCACTCCAACTTCCCATAGCTATTTCTTTGAAAAGTTCTCAATGGGTTATAAGCTTGCGAGCCATTTCTTCCCAGATTTGGTTTTGAGCCAAATCAAAAATGCTCCTGCTACTATAATGCCTGCGGTGAATATTGCTGCTAACATTTCCATATTGTGTTATTTTAAAATTAAGTTTCCAATATTGGCTAAAATTATGGTCAGTGTAATTCCGGCTACTAATATATACCAATTTATTCCTACTTCAATATTAGTGTATAGTGGAGTTACACCACCTAATACCAATGCAACAAAAGTCAGTTGGGAAAGGTTGAAAAAATATCCTGCGAGTTTATCTCGTCTAGTTTTATCTTTTTCTTTCCGTTCTTTATTTGCTTCCTGTTGTTCACTCCAACTTCCCATTCAAATTAAGATTTATTGCAAATATACGAAAATCAAACAATAAACAATAACATAAACCATTTATTTAACACACTTCACCCTTCGGCAAATTGGCCAGCACCTCGTCTATGAAAATTGATCGGTAGTGCGGGCATTCCAGCACTCCCTTTTGCTTCGCTTCCCGGTACACTTTGGAAAAGAGCTTTGCTTTCTCCTGGATTGTAGCTGGAATCTCTTCGATAGGTGTAGTCAAGAACCGGCATCCCCACCCTTTGCATGAAGGGGAAAGCTGACAGTAGTCTTGATTTTTCCACTGACATGAACAGTCATATACTTTTTGAATCATATACTTAAATATTGGTTATCTTTGTCAAAATTCAAATTAAACAACCATGATGTTAGAAAGAATTCATTTGGCGCACACTCTTCTTCATGAGATAGAGAATATCCGACATAGAATTACCATTATCGGTACGATTGTAAATCCTCACTTGACAGTCGAATATGAATCCGACTTAATGAATAGGTTGATAGAAACCGAAATGCTACTCGAAGAAATCAAAGAGCGGCTTTTCAAGAAAGATGCTATTCCTCCTTTCTCCCCAGATGCTTCAGAAGAGGTTTGATGCGCTCCCTGCTCCGTTCTGATATAATACCTATAGGTGCTCCATTCAAGAACTCATATATTTCTTGTATGGAGAATTTATGAGCCATAATCATGTCAGCATAAGACTGATAGCTTTTGGTATTCAGATTTAGAGCCTCCAATCGCTTCAATTCTTTTTGGGTATCTTCCAATATCTCAAAAAGATTCATGTTACAAACCGACCGATTATTCGTTGGTGCTGTAATTGTCTTTATGTAGGTCTATGATATTCATATATCATAATTAAGTATTACGATTTCCATCTTTTTGTTTTCTACATTTATAATCTTCATGACTGCGAAAAATAGAATCGGCAAGTCTTGTTCCTGTAGAAAAATCCTCGATAGAAGCCACACGAAGCCAACGGAGGACAACTATTTAACAGATAGTGATTTATGCGGTATTTCTCATAGCTTTGCAGAATAGGCAAAAAAGCAAAATTACGCGGATTGTAGAAATAGTTAGGTTTCCAAATCGTAACCCCGACAAACCTGCATTTTTAACAACCCAATACTGATTTTGCGCTGTTCTGCAGAGGTTTGCTTTCAGCCATTTGGCGTATGTGAAACTAATTTTGCAACCAAAAAAGCAGACAGTATGAGAGCGACATTCAAAGTGCTGTTCTTCGTGAACAGGAGCAAGGAGAAAAACGGTATTGTTCCCATCATGGGACGGGTGACAATCAACGGGACGCAGGCGCAGTTCAGCTGCAAGTATTCCGTAGCGGTGGAGTTATGGGACACCAAAGCCAACAAGGTGAAAGGAAAAAGCAAGGAGGCTCGGGACATCAACTTTGCCCTTGACAACATCAAGGCGCAAATCATCAAGCACTACCAACGCATTTCCGACCGTGAGGCTTTCGTGACGGCGGAAATGGTACGCAATGCTTATCAGGGCATCGGTACGGAGTATGAAACGCTGCTCCGTGCCTTCGACAAGCATAATGCAGACTTCGCCAGACGTGTGGGCAAGGACAGGACAAAGGAAACCTTATACAAGCATACCATATCCCGCACCCATGTGGCTAACTTCATCAAGTATTACTACAAGCGGAACGACATCGGCATGAACGAACTCACAGAGGATTTTCTGAACCAGTACTGCATCTATCTCCGCAATGAAGTGGGTGTGCAACAATCCACAATCAGACTGTATTGTGCTCCGCTGAGGTCTATCGTGACCCATGCACACAAGAATGGTCTGATACCGAGAGACCCGTTTGCCAACTGTTATGTCAGCGGCGGCACAAAGGAGCGAGAATTTCTAACGGAGAAAGAAGTGCAGACGCTCATGTCGCACCGTTTCGATGACCCTGCAATGACGGTTGTCAGGGATATTTTCATCTTCGGATGCCTGACGGGAATATCGTTCATCGACATCAAGAACCTCACTACCGACAACCTTGTCACTATAAACGGCAGCCTGTGGATTTCATCGGTACGGCAAAAGACGAATATCCCCTTCCGTGTGAAGCTGATGGAGAGTGCATGTAAAATCATAGACCGTTACGAACCGTTCCGCAGAGGAAAACGCCTGTTCAATTTCTATCGGAACGGCTGGACGAATGTTCTGCTGAAACAGATTGCAGCGGAATGTGGGATAAACAAGCATCTGACCTTCCACATGAGCCGCCACTCGTATGCGGTGATGGCTATTTCGAACGGTATGCCGATAGAGAGCGTGAGCAAGGTGCTGGGGCATACGAAGATTACCACCACACAGCATTACGCCAAGATAACCACGGAAAAGCTGGACAAGGATTTTTCCATGCTGGAAAGCAAAATTAGCGACAAGATGAAACTTGTATGAACTTGAAAGCATGAGTATGGAAAGGGTTATCATAACCACAACAGAATATGGTAAGGTAATACTGCCTGATATACCGAATGAAAATGTTTGGATGTCTGAACCGGAATTGGTGGAGCTGTTCGGGGTAATCGCCCCGACACTCCGTGCCGCTGTCAGAGCCGTGTATAAAAGCGGTGTCCTGAAAGAATACGAGGTGCAGAAATATGTTTGCTTGGAAAACGGTTGTTATGCCGATGTGTTCGGCTTTCCGATGATAGCGGCACTCGCTTTCCGTATCAACAGCTTAGGTGCGGAACAAGTGCGCAAAGCCATATTTGAAAGGCTGTACTTGCGAAAAGAGAAAACAAGCATCTTCTTTTCGCTGGTATCCAACAATATGGATTCATTTAATTATCAGGCGTAAAGCCTATTAAGATGGCGACATGAAGTAGTTAAATCTATGTGTATTCCCATTGTCAATAATGTATTTATACGGATAACCACATAGGTGTGTTGCCATTCATTCGTATTAATGTATTTATATTCAGTCCCGAAGAATCAACTGTTTCAGACCTGCTTCTTCGGGATTTTTTGTTTTTACATCTGTTTTCAACCACGAACCATTGATTTTCCTGTCTCGATTCGCTTTTTTCTGCGTTCTGCTGCGTTTTGCTTAACAGGCTGTCCGATAATTGATTATACTTTTGTGGCTGACATTTTATCAAACTAAAATCGAATAATATGACAGCCAAAGAAGAAAAAGACAGCCAGCGACCGCCATCGGACAGCGTCATGGCAAAGGAGGAGTTTATCCGTGTGGGTACGACCCTCTACAAGTTAGTGAACCAGCCCCGACTGAACGGAGGCTATGTGAAGAAGCGTATCGTATGGAACAACGAGACGCTGCGGCAGGACTATGGCAGGGACTATCTCGCTACGGTGCCGAAGTATGACGGCTTCTGCACCGTACCCGAACACGCCAGGTATCAGCCTGTAATCGGCAAGTTCCTGAACCTCTATGAGCCGATAGACCACAGACCGGAAGAGGGCGATTTCACGCATATCCAATCTTTGGTACGGCACATCTTCGGGGAACAGTACGAATTGGGCATGGACTACTTGCAGCTGCTCTATCTGCATCCCGTCCAGAAGTTGCCCATCCTGCTGTTGGTATCGGAGGAGCGCAACACCGGCAAAAGCACGTTCCTTAACTTTCTGAAAGCCCTGTTTCAAAACAATGTCACATTCAACACCAACGAGGATTTCCGCAGCCAGTTCAATTCAGACTGGGCAGGCAAGCTGCTTATCCTCGTGGACGAGGTGCTGCTCAACCGCAGGGAAGACAGCGAGCGGTTGAAGAATCTCAGCACCACGCTCTCCTACAAGATGGAAGCCAAAGGCAAAGACCGTGACGAGATAGCTTTCTTTGCCAAATTCGTGTTGTGTTCCAACAATGAGTATCTGCCAGTCATCATCGACGCAGGGGAAACACGTTATTGGGTGCGTAAGATAGACCGCCTGCAGTCCGATGATACCGACTTCCTGCAAAAGCTGAAAGCGGAGATACCCGCCTTTCTCCATTTCCTGCAACGCAGAAACCTATCCACCGAAAAAGAGAGCCGTATGTGGTTTGCTCCATCGCTTCTGCATACCGAAGCCTTGCGTAAGATTATCCGCAGCAACCGCAATCGGTTGGAGATAGAGATACACGAACTTATCCTTGACATCATGGAAAGTGTCGGCACAGACACATTTTCCTTCTGCCCGAATGATATTCTTGTGCTGTTGGTAAACACGCAGGTCAAAGCGGAAAAGCACCAAGTGAGAAAGGTATTGCAGGAGTGCTGGAAACTGACGCCTGCGCCCAACGGTCTGACATATACCACCTACCAGTTGAACTACAATCGGGAATGTCGGTATGAGCCGATAAGGAGGGTGGGACGCTATTACACCATCACAAGGGAACAGCTTGAATCCCTGTAATTCTATTATTTTTTTGTTGAATTGATGAATAGGAATATAACTATGCTGATAACAAGTGATATACACTCTCAACAAAATCTCAACACTCCAAAAGAGGAGTTGAGGATAACACACCGTCCGACTGTTGATTTCTCTTTTGGCGAGTGGTTTGTTGAGAAGCCGTTGAGGAAGTATAATACTGTATATAAGGATATTAAACTATCCATTCATCAAATCAACGTTTTTCCAACCATCATCAACCCCACTATAATACTAAACCAATTAAAAGACTGAAATATGAACATCCAAGATGCAAAACAAATCAAGATTGCAGACTACCTGCAAAGTCTGGGCTACTCGCCCGTGAAACAGCAAAGCGGCAGCCTGTGGTATAAATCCCCGTTCCGCCGGGAAACGGAAGCATCGTTCAAGGTGAACACCGACCGTAACCTGTGGTTCGATTACGGGCTGGGTAGAGGCGGCAACATCATCACTTTGGCACAGGAACTATATGGCTCGGATTATGTTCCCTATTTGCTCGACAGGATTGCGGAACAGGTACCGCACATCCGACCTGTATCTTTCTCTTTTCGCCGGCAACCATACGAGCCGAGTTTCCAACATTTGGAGGTACGGGAACTTTCGCATCCGGCATTACTGCGCTACTTGCAGGAACGTGGGATAAACACAGCTCTTGCAAAGCCGGAGTGCAAGGAACTGCATTTTATCAACAACGGCAAGCCTTATTTCGCTATCGGCTTCCCTAATGTGGCAGGAGGCTACGAGGTGCGCAACCGATTCTTCAAAGGCTGCATAGCACCGAAGGACATCAGCCATATCCGGCAGCGGGGAGAGCGGCGAGAAAAATGCCTCGTGTTCGAGGGCATGACGGACTATCTTTCATTTCTCACGTTACGGATGAAGAACTGCCCGACCATGCCTGACCTTGACAGGCAGGATTACGTTGTCCTCAATTCGGTTTCCAATGTTTCCAAAGCCATAGATACGCTGCACGGATATGAGCGCATCCACTGCCTGCTCGACAATGACGAGGCAGGGATAAGGGCATATCAGGAACTGAGAAAAGAGTTTTCCGGACGCCTCCGTGACTTCTCCGACAATTACAGGGGCTACAAGGATTTGAACGATTACCTGTGCGGTAAGCCTTTGTCCCAATCGGCAGAGCCGATGAAGCAGGAGCCGCAAGTCCAATCCGCAAGGCGGATAATGCAGCCACCGAAGAAGCGAGGGCTGAAAATGTAGGGAGAGGGACTCAGCAGCCGCACGGATATTTACCGGCGGAAAATACCATAGCTTATTAGGGAATTTTCCGAACCGCATTGCAAGCAACGCTGAAAATTCCCCAATAAGCCAAAGAGGTTGCACCTCTCTGGACTCTCCCGACCAACGGCAGAAGCCGTACAAAAGCAATCATCAATCATTGTTTCACAAACTAAAAAAGAAGTCATATATGGGCTACACAGTATTACACATGGAGAAAACAAGCGGAACGGATGCCGCCATGTCAGCGCACATAGAGCGCACCATCCGACCGAAGAATGCGGATGCAGGCAGGACGCATCTCAATCGGGAATTGATAAGTTTTCCTGACGGTATTGAAAACAGGACACAGGCTATACAGCACCGGTTGGACACCGCAGGACTGACACGCAAAATCGGCAACAATCAAGTGAGGGCAATCCGTATCCTGCTTACGGGAACCCACGAGGATATGGAACGTATCACCAATGATGGGAGGCTTGATGAATGGTGCAGCGACAATCTGAAATACCTCGCTGACACATTCGGCAAGGAGAATATCGTGTCGGCAGTCCTGCACATGGACGAGCAGACACCGCACATACATGCTACACTTGTTCCCATTGTCAGAGGAGAACGCAAACGCAAGAAGAAGGAGGAACAGGTGAAGAAGCGATACCGCAAGAAACCGACAGACACAGTCCGATTGTGTGCCGATGATATAATGACACGTACCAAACTCAAATCCTATCAGGACACATACGCCCAAGCCATGAGCAGATACGGATTGCAACGTGGCATAGACGGTTCTGAAGCGAAGCACATTTCCACACGGCAGTATTATCGTGATTTGGTGCAACAGACAGAGCAGTTACAGACAGATATAGAGCAACTTCAAGACCGCAGGGAAACGGCACAGGAGGAACTCAGACGGGCGAAAAGGGAGATACAGACTGAAAAGCTGAAAGGTGCGGCAACAACCGCAGCTGCCAACATCGCCGAGAGTGTCGGCTCTCTTTTCGGCAGCAATAAAGTCAGGACATTGGAGAGGGGGAACAGGAATCTGCATGAGCGTATATTTGAGCTTGAAGAAGAAGCCCGACAAAGGGAACAGCAACAGGCAAAGCGCATACAGGAGATAACGGATGCATATGAACAGCGGCATCGCAAGCTGTCAGAGTTCGTGAATTTCGTCAAACGCTATTTCCCGTATGTTGAAAAGCTGATGCCGACAATAAAGTTCTTGCGTGACACTCTGAATTTTGGCGATGGGCTTATCAGGAAACTGTGTGCATTCAAGGACGTTTCAATTAAAGGCGACCTTTATTCTCCCGAGTTCAGGCAGCACTTTAAGGCTGACGGTGCGGTTTGCTCTCTCAAACAGAATACGGAAGGTAATTTCGATTTCAAGATAGACGGAGTTTCGCATGTAAGTTGGTTCAGACGCAGGAAAGATGAGTTTATGGAAGCGTTGGGATTGCCGACAAGGAAACAAAACAGGGGTATTCAGTTGTAAATCAAATAAAGTCCGTGATAGTTGAATGCCATATCACGGATTTTTTGTACTTTTGCACTTGGATTGAGGTGACTCTTTCCAAGACATATTGCTCAATAGCTTCACAATCACCACCGCAAGTAAAAGAGCAAATCATCAATATTGGGACTGCACCCATACGGGCGCAGGCATCCCATATTTGATGATGGTTTGTGGTGAACCGTGAAGCGTATGGCGTATGTCTGCGCTTTTTTGTAACTAAAAAACAAAGAATATGAGAAGAATATTATTAGGAGCTTTGCTCGTTACATTGTTTGCATCATGCAGCAAATCGCTGGAAGATAAGGCGAACACATTGATAGAAGAGGATATAAAGAAAACATTGTATCATCCTGAAACGTACGACCCGGCGGAAACTCAGGTTGATAGCGCATTTACTCCTTTTGATGATCCTGTATTTTATGAAAGAACAATACAATTATGCAAAATAGGGATGTCTATTGATGAATATGACAGAAAGATGAAGAGTGCAAAATCTTCAATGTCTATTTGGAGCGGACCATACCAATCTGCTTATAGCAAGAATGAATATCAAGAAGCAAAAGATGAATATGACGAGAACGCACAGAATAAAAAAAATGCGGAGAAAAAAGCAAAGAAACTTGCAGACGAACTGAAAACCATGCTGGATAAAGAACAGTTGTTTATAGGTTTTAAAGCTCGACATCGTTTTCGTGCCAACAACAATGCTGGGCAAATCGTTTTCGGGGAAATGAAGTATCTGTTTGACAAGGACATGAACAAGATTGTAGCATCATACGACATGGATGATGATGAATATAAGACCGTGCAAATTGTTTATAAGCAGATGCTTGGCGAAGATGTTCAGATTGAGGGCGAAAATTTCGATGATGACGAAGTATTGGAAGAATAAAAGTTGTACAATAAGATGATACACACGTTTTACGATGTTTTGTCGGATGTCATATAACTTTGCATTGTAAAATCAAAACTGTTAATATGACAAACAAAAGAACTATAGGAGAACTCATAGAAAATGAAGTTCGCAAACAACAAATTCCGATTACTGAATTTGCTAAGATGATTTGCTGCCAAAGAAATAATGTTTATGACATTTTTAAACGCAGCAAAATGGATATTGCTCAGTTGAAGCAAATTTCAAAAGTACTGAACCGCAATTTCTTTAAGGAACTTGCCGAGGATGTGGAACTGATAAACGACAGCAAAGAATCTGAAGAAGAGGTAATGAAGCAAAAAGCTGTATCGCAGTTCTTAAATGTCGTACCAGATATACTGCGCAAATTAGGAAAGTCTTCAGCTATAGTTTTCAGTAAATTAGATGAACCTGGATATGAGGATTGCCCTACACCTGATTTTGGATTGTCTGACTATTTTATTACTTTCACTATAGGTGAAACCCTAAAAGAGCGTATAGGTAATTGCGCTGCACTTCCGATAGCTCCTGCCTTTAGCGATGATGGCTGTATGGTAGAAGTATGCACTAATGTTGTTTATAGGTCAGTATGTGTAAATGTAAAATTGGATTATAAAACAGCCGATGAATGGTACAAATTTTTAGCTTTTGCATTTAAAACTTATACAAGATTGGGAGGAAATAAACAATGAATTTACATTCTATTCTGAATGATTATACGGAAATAAAAGAATGTTCTTATAAAGGAGAACATTATTCCGTTCGTGATAACGGAGCTGTATTACGCCATGCACGAGAAGGAAAGCGTATAAGGAAAGATGATAATACGTGGACTTTTGGAAAGCCAAATGAGAATACTGGATATATGGAAATTGGGACAGAACGGGTACATCGAATTGTGGCTTTCGCTTTTCTTGGCGAACCTTCCACACCTCAGCACATCGTTGATCACATTGATATCAACCGCAGGAACAACAGACCTCAAAACCTCAGATGGCTGACAAAGTTAGAAAATGCGTTGAACAATCCGATAACAAGAAAGAAAATAGAATATCTTTGTGGGAGCATTGAGGCTTTTGTGAATGACCCTTCAATAATACAGAAGTTTGTCGATGACAATCCAAATTATAAATGGATGAGAACCGTAACACCGGAAGAAGCAAAAGCCTCTTACGAAAGATTGTGCGCCTGGGCAGAAACAAAAAATAATGAGAAATCTTTAGGCGGAGCTATTGGAGAATGGATTTATACTCCTTATGGAAGGGAAGAGAAGAAATCTCCTTTTGAGAGAGAACAACATAATATAAATGTAACTTCGGAACAAATTGGCAATATGATTAGTATTGATTCGCACACAGCAGATAGCCTGACCGAATCATTAACACCTAATGCCATGCAAAGATATTGGCGTACACCAACAGAATTCCCACTCTGTCCTTCTGAAGTTGGAGATAGGCCACTGACCACTTATCTGAACAATTTGAAAAAAGGTGCTGTCATAACTAAAAATCAATATGCCACACATTTTATAGATGATTTTGCATCATGTAATGATAATCGCCTTGTGATAATCACACATGCAGATGATGGAATAAAGAAGTTCTCAATGATTACTATAACATTTGAGGACGGGAAATACGTGCATGAAGGAACAACGTTCTTTGAGGAACAAGGTGCGCAAAAGGCTCTTACTTTGGCTCAGGGACTTAAATGGGAAGGTGAAGACGGAATAGATGATTATTGTTAATAGACATGATATGAAAAGACTATTTATCATAAGTGCTTTCTTGATGATGTTTTACACATTATACGCACAAACTGTTACAGACTCTGCAACAGTTGTTAGAAGTGTTGATGAAGTTGCAAGATATAAACTATATCCGACAACTAATATGTGGACATTTCTGAAACTTGATACAAGGAATGGTCGTATTTGGCAAGTGCAATGGTCGTTTGAAGATGACAAACGTTTTGAAACAGCACTATCTTTATATTCAGTTGTATGGAAAGACGAAGAAGTCAATGGACGCTTTATTTTATATCCAACAACCAATAATTATAATTTCATCATGCTTGACCAAATTAATGGAAAAACATACCAAGTGCAATGGTCTCAAGAATCTGATAAAAGAATCATCGTGCCAATTGAATGATATATCCAATTATAAAAAAACAGTTAATTATTGGATAACAAAATCCATCCAGCAAATAGTGAGAAACAAATAATAGGGAATTCGAAACAGTTAAATACAGTCAAAGTTTAGCTGACTGAAAGAATTTTTTGATTACATTTTGTATTTTTGCACAGTTAAAGCGTTATTTGAAAAAAAGCAAAACTGAGAAATCCGATGAAATCTGCAAGTTGGCAAATCGTAACCCGACAGAGCGTAACATTAATGTAAATTACTCAACGTCAGCACATAATTTGGTGTCAAGCTCTTTTGTATAGAAAAAAAGAATAGAGAAATGACTTACGATCCTACTCATGATAAAGTTATTTAGTTAAAGCCGGATTTCTCCGGCTTTTTCTTTACTCACCATTCAGCCCCACATAAGACCTACGCGAGAACTTACGGGCGTACTGTCTGTCGGTTAATTCACCGAAATTACCTACACGAGAATGAATATTGCCAGCATACTTCCGATATGCGGCATTAACTCTCTTCATTCTTGCATCAGAAATGTTAGTCTGCGCTAATCTCCATCTCTGTGCCGATAAATCATCTAAACTTTTTCTTCTTTTGATTCAGCTTAAAATTTTAAAAGTTAAACAATATAATTTCGCCATATCTATTTCTTTTTCCTACGATTAGCTAATTCCTTACCGCTGATTCTATTCACCTTTTGACCACTTACGGTATGAAGTTTATCCCGTTGCATCATCAACAGATTCCTATAAGGGATAACCTCAAACACTTCTGTATAACTCAAATGAAGCGTGTCAATCAAATGGGCTATCTGCCCGAAGAACGTTGTGTTTCCTACTGTTTCGGTCTTGCTGCCAGCATCGACACGTTCCTCATCGAGCTGACACACTGAAAAGCCGAAATATCCATCATAGAGAAACAGACTTCCAAGGCATCTTTGACTTCTTCAA